ACGCGAGAAAAAATATATATTTTTATATAAAGTTTGAGGTGTTTTTGCAAAATGTTGCAGATCTGAAACAAATTGCATTTTTTTGTTATATGAAAGGAGAATGATTGATATGACTCGTTCAGTTACTATAACTCAAATGATTAAAAAGTATTTTATGCATATTCCGGATCATAAAAGTCAAGCATCTTTTGTCGAATATGCTGGCAATGGAATTATCTATATGTATTTATATAATGGCGTCAAAGTTGTTTATAATTATAAAGACGATATAGTTCAAGGCGTAGACGTTAACGGAAATTATATGAAAGATATTATTAATAAGTGGAATATAAAAAATGAGAAAGATTATAGAACTGCGTTTGCATATTTGTTAAGAGGACGTATGGACGCTCTTGAAATCACTGGCGATGAATTAGCTAAGCGATGCGATATTTCTAGAACAACAGTCTTTCGAATCCTTAATAAACAGGTCACTCCGAATGCATATACAGTTTATATTTTAGAAAAAAATCTCCAGAACTCCCAAAATGATGTATGGCACTTTTTATAACCCCAGGTCAGAGGCTTAAAAAATCGTTTTCCGCGAAAAAAACAGACTCTTTTATGGAGAGAAGATAAAAATGTTCCGCATTTTTAATCATTTTCTCTTTTGTTTCGAGTTATTTTCGCATATGAAAGGAGAACTTATGCCTAATGATTCGAAACTGGAGAGTAAGTTTCAAGCTGAGTTAATTAAGGAGCTTAAAACTATATTTCCAGGATGTATCATTCAAAAGCAGGATAGTGGACGTATTCAAGGAATACCAGATCTTCTTATTTTGTATGGAGATCGCTGGGCAATGCTTGAATGCAAACGTAGCGAAAAGGCTTCGCATAGACCGAACCAAGATTATTATGTGGCCAAGTGTGATGATATGTCATTTTGTCGCTATATTTATCCTGAAAACAAAGTGGAGGTACTCGATGCACTTCAACAATCATTACAATCTGAAAGGAAAGCATGCTAAATTTAGCGCTAGTAAATGGCATTGGATTAATTATGATGCTGATAAGTTAAAACTTGTCTATGAAAGCATGGCCGCTAAAGAATATGGTACGCGTTTGCATGCATTTGCTGCAGAATGTATATCTTTGGGGCAAAAGTTGCCGCGTTCGAAGAAAACTTTAAATACTTATGTAAACGATTCTATTTCATATCGAATGGAGCCGGAAAAAGTTCTATATTATTCTGATAATTTTTTTGGAACTGCAGATGCGATTAATTTTGCTGACGATTTTCTAAGAATATTTGATCTTAAAACCGGAAAGATTCCAGCTCATATGGAACAGCTTGAAATTTATGCTGCTCTATTTTGTTTGGAGTATCGAATCAAGCCGTCTAAGATTGGAATAGAGCTTCGAATCTATCAGAACGATGAAGTCGTTATATTTGAGCCTGAAGTGAAAGAGATCAAGGCTATCTGTGATAAGATTGTTGAGTTTGATAAGGTGCTAACCGAGTTTGATAGAGTTATATCTTAGGGAAGGAGGCCATATTTAAATGGACGAAACTTACGAATATATTGATGAAGCATTGTCCGGAGAATATTTAGAGCATTATGGTATGCCTAGACGCTCTGGCCGATATCCTTGGGGTAGCGGTAAAGAGCCGTATCAGCATTCCGGAGATTTTCTGTCTCGTGTTGATGAATTAAAGAAGCAAAACATCACTTATAAAGATAGTGATGGTAAAATTCTGACTGGCGAACGCGCTATTGCTAAGACTTTGGGTATGTCTACTACTGATTTGCGTATGCAGATTCGAGTTGCGCAGCATGAACGTCGTCAATTGGAAGTTGATAAGGCTAAATCCCTTAGAAGCGATGGAAAATCTCTTGATGAGATCGCTCAAATCATGGGATATAAAAACGACTCTTCTGTTCGAGCTTTATTGAATGAAAATACAGCTACGAATAAGAATCGTGCAAGTAATACCGCTGATACTCTTGAGAAAATGCTTAAGAAAAACAAAATGCTTGACGTCGGTGCTGGTGTTGAGCACGAACTTGGTGTCTCTGAAGGTACTCTGAAGGAAGCATTATTTATTCTTGAGACTCGTGGCTATAATTTGTATGGTGTAGGTATCCCTAACGTTACAAACCCTGGCAAACAAACCATCACAAGAGTTATTGCCGATAAAGATGTTGAATATGCCGACGCATATAAAAACATGGGAAAGATTGAATCTGTTGGTCAGTATCATTCCACTGATGGTGGCACTTCATTTAATAAATTGGAGTACCCCGCTAGTATTAAATCTAGTCGGGTTAAGATTCATTATGGCGACGAAGAATTGTATGGAACTAAGGGCACCGATAAAGACGGCGTTATAGAAATTCGTCGCGGGGTTAAGGATTTAGATCTTGGAAATTCTCATTATGCTCAGGTTCGTATTCTTGTAGATGGTACGCATTATCTCAAGGGAATGGCTATGTATTCGGATGATATTCCGGATGGATATGATATCGTCTTCAATACTAATAAATCTTCTGGTACTCCTAAGACTAAAGTTCTCAAAGCTATCAATAAAGATGACCCTGAGAATCCTTTTGGTGCAGCTATCAAAGCTAATGGGCAGTATCACTACAAAGACGGCGCTGGACATACAAAACTTGGAGCTATTAATAAACTTAAGGAGCAGGGCGACTGGGACGATATGAGTAAAAATTTATCATCTCAGTTTCTTTCTAAGCAACCGCTGAGTTTGATTAAAAAGCAACTCAATCTTACTTATGATGGGTCTGTTGCCGAGTATAATGAGATTAAAAGTTTAACCAATAATACCGTTAAGCGTAAATTTCTTTTGGATTTTGCTGATGAATGCGATTCTGCGGCTCAGCATCTTAAAGCCGCGGCACTTCCTAGGCAATCTACAAAAGTTATTTTACCCATGACATGTATTAAAGATAATGAAGTGTATGCTCCTACTTATAAGAACGGCGAGCAGGTAGCATTGATTCGCTATCCTCATGGTGGAACTTTTGAAATTCCTGTTCTTACTGTTAACAATAAGAACACTAAAGCCCGTTCTATTTTGGATCCCACGGTTCATGATGCTATTGGTATTACGCCCAAAACCGCCGAGCGATTGTCTGGTGCAGACTTTGATGGTGACCAAGTAGTTGTTATTCCAACTAATAGTCGCGTCAAGATTAAATCTACGCCTGCGCTTAAGGCTTTGGAGGGGTTTGATCCTAAAACTGCTTATGCTACTGATGAAAAAGTTATTAATGGAAAGACCGTTCGAGTTAATTCTGCCGGTGTTCCCGTTAAGATTATGTCAAAAGAGTATAAGCAAAAGCAAATGGGTCAAGTATCAAATCTTATTACTGATATGACTCTTGGCGGAGCTTCTACCGAGGAGTTGGCTCGGGCTGTTAAGCATTCGATGGTTGTTATTGATGCTGAAAAGCATAAATTAGATTATAAACAATCCGAAAAAGATAACGGCATCGCTGCCCTTAAGAAAAAGTGGCAAGCTCATACCACTGAGAATGGCACAGAATCTACTGGTGCATCAACTTTGTTGTCCCGTAGAGGCCAAGATGTACGCATACCTGAGCGTCAAGGTTCTGGTCGTATTAATAAGACCACTGGTGAGGTAGAGTACAAACAATCTGGTAGAACGTATACCGATAAGAAAACAGGGCAGACAGTTCTGGCTACTCAGAAAGAGAAGCTTCTTGTTGCAACAAAGGATCTACATACTTTGTCTAGCGGTACTCCCCAAGAAGAAGCATATGCTGATTATGGAAATAGGATGAAAGCGCTTGCCAACCAAGCTCGTAAGGAATATCTTGCTACCCCTATCTCCACCTTTAATAAACAGGCCCGTGGAGTATATGCTAAAGAAGTAGCCTCCCTGGATAAAAAGATAAAGGATGCCTCTATGAATGCTCCTAAAGAGCGTAGAGCCCAGGCTATAGCTAACTCCGTGGTGAAGGCTAAAATGGAAGCTAACCCTGCCCTAGCAGAGGATAAGAAAGCCCTTAAGAAGGTACGGCAGCTAGCTATAACTAATGCCCGTGTTGAGGCTACCGCCTCCGGTAAAGCTGTACGTATCTCCCTCACCGATAAAGAATGGGAGGCTATCCAGGCAGGTGCCGTTTCTAGTACTACCATAGATAAGGTTATGCGATACTCCGACCCCGATTCTATTAGAGCTAAGGCTATGCCCAAGACAACAAAACAGCTGACCCCGGCTAAGTTAAACAAACTCAAGGCCATGGCTTCTTCTGGAATGTATACAAATCAAGAGATTGCTAATGCTTTAGGTTGCTCGCCAAGCACAGTTTCTCAATATGTAAATGCTTAATCGAAGAAAGGAAAACAATGTCGATTGCAATTACAACATTGGATAATCCTTTCGATCCAATTGATGATTTCGATGATTGGTACCGATATGATACCGATAAAGGCTATAATACTTGTGCTTATTTAGATCGAATAGCACTAACTTCTTCGGCGCTTAGTGATGAAGAGAATTCTGCAGAGATTGAACGGGCTATCGATGAAATTATTAAGTATGATTTTGAGAATAAATATTTAAAAATTAGAAAGTGATAGTAAAAGAGTAAATATTAATCACGATATAGTTTTTATTTACTATTATTTGCATTGTATCAGTCCTGTTTACAAGGATCATGCCCTATCTATTGAATGATCGCCATCAATAAAAGCTATTTATGATATTATTATGGGGTTAAATAAGTTTTTAGATAGTTTTTAAAGTATTTGTTTGGTAATTTTATTAAAAAATTACGAATAATAATCTTTATTAACATTCTAAAGTTTTTTAACCCCTAATAATTCTTTAAATGTAAAACAGAAATAAATTCTGAAGAAAATTCTTTAAATGTAAAACGAAAATAAATTCTGAAGAAAATTTTTTAAATGCAAAATGGAAATAAATTATGAAGAAAATTCTGAAGAAAATTCTTTAAACGCAAAATGAAAATAAATTCTGAAGAAAATTCTTTAAATGCAAAACGAAAATAAATTCTTTAAATGTAAAACGGAAATAAATTCTGAAGAAAATTCTTTAAACGCAAAACGAAAATAAGTTCTTAATATTTTTAAATGTAAAACGAAAATAAATTCTTTAAATGCAAAACGGAAATAAATAATTAGTTGCAAAGCAAATGCAAAATGTAAATCAAAGTCGAAAACGCCGAAAAAGCGGC